ACATATTTAACGGCTACCGTGGCGCTGGCGGGCTGCTCACAGCTCACGACGTTGCGATCCTGTTGCTGTCGGTTAAGCTCGCGCGCTTGAGCCACATGCCTGATCACCGGGACAGTTATGTTGATATTTGCGGTTATGCTGGGATTGCCTATGAGATTGCAGATGGATGACAGCCAGGCGATTAGCGACGCCACGCAGTGGCTAAGCGAGGACGGCAGGCCGTGCGATGAGCGCGATGTTGAGGCGGTGCTGGTGCGCGATCATCAGGCTGGCCGGTATGTGGTCGTTACGGCATCGCATTTGATGGCATATGAGCAGGGCGAGGACTTAGACCATGAGATCGCTGAGGAGCTGGAAGATCTGATCGGCGTCGCGATCAGGCAACTGTCGGACCATCTGGGCGGCATCCTGCCGGTCGCGCAGATCATCAACACCGTCCTGTCGGATCAGATACCTGACGCGGATGGCGGTCCAGATGGGCGGGGCCACTGATGCGCAAATATGATGTGCCTCTGCTGGACCGCGAGTATGCTGTCCGCCTGTCTACGCGCACTGGTGCCATTGGCGGTTCGATCAGAGGGCGCGCCGGTCTGGCCGCGGGGACTGTGGGCGAGATTACCGTAGCGCGCGAGATCGGCGGGCAGAAAGCATACGGCGAACATTATGACCTGACCGGGCCTGGCGGTCTGACGGTCGAGGTTAAGACGCAGGTTATGTACGCCCATAACCTGCCGCCGCATCCGCAGAACCCTGTCTACATGTCCAACCTGTCGTGGTCGGCGGCGGGGCGTGTGGAAATGCTCGCGTTTTGCATGACGACGCCTGCGTTGTTGCAGTGTTACGTGCTGGGCTACATGGCGTCCGTTGAGTTTATGGAGCGCGGGCGCGAGTTTAGGGAGATGATGGGTACAAAAATCAGGCGCCCGGTTTGGGGCGTTACAGTCGGAGAGCTACGGGAGAGCATAGATGCCGCTGAAAATTGGAAAGCAGAAGAAAGCAAAACAGAGGATAGGCAGGCGAGCGCAGAGCCTGATGCCGATCAAGTACGACCTGCAACCGCCGATACCGGCGGCGGTGTGGGGCCAACTTGAGCCCCTCGATCGTGTCGCTGCTGAGTACACGGCCAAGTGGGGAGACCGCCTGCCTGGGTGCGTTAGCACTGAAATGGCCGGGCGGTTTGAGTCGGCATATGAGGCGCTGCGCGACGCGGTTAGCGCGCATGATGTCCACAAGGTGGCGAAGATTGCGCCGCAGTTGGTGCGGGCGTGGGAAACGCTAGAGAAAGAGGCGCTTGCCGCTGGCCATAGGCCGCTGCCGGACACCGCTTATGCGGTTGAGCTGGGCGACGGGAACATCTGCGCGTTTACCTGCTACGCTCACGACGCCGCAAAGCTGCGGCAGCAGCATGACTGGGTTGTCTACACATATGACAACGCAGCCCGGTTACTGGCCCATGCGTGGGAGGAGACGATCTTGAAAGATGCGTTCAAAACGTTTCCGGATGCCAAGGTCGTCGAGGTGCGCGATGGCAAGAAGACGCCCGTTGGCATTATCGAAGATGAAATACCATTTTGAGGGAGGAAAAAATGATTAACCCATGGGCAAATAACGGAAGAAAACGCCGGACAGACGTAGACCGCAACGCCAAGCGCGCAAACGGCGAGAGCCTCCACCAGTCAACAGCCAGCACTTACTTGCGCCGTTGCGGCCTAAAAACAGGGTCTCTGTTGCAACATCTGACGGACGAGAAAATCACTTGGCTGGCGCGGAACGTGCCTGAGGGTATGACCATCAACGAGTTTTTAGCGACGGCCCTGCTGGATGACGCAATGGCGGAGGACGAGGAATGAGGAAGCTGCGCGTTTTGGATTTGTTCAGCGGGATAGGCGGCTTCAGCCTTGGGCTTGAGCGAACCGGTGGCTTTGAGACTGCCGCATTCTGTGAATACGAAGATTTCCCGCGCCAAGTTCTGGCAAAGCACTGGCCTGACGTGCCGTGTTTTCCTGATGTGCGCGAACTGAAAGGAGAGGACGTTGACGGATCAATTGACGTTATTTGCGGCGGATACCCATGCCAGCCATTCTCTCAAGCCGGGCAGCGCCGAGGCCAAGAAGATGACCGCCACCTCTGGCCGGAATTTAGTCGGCTCGTGGACGAGTTGCGGCCCGCTTGGGTCATTGGAGAGAACGTTGCTGGGCACATCAGCATGGGCCTCGACGACGTGCTATCTGACTTGGAAAGACAAGGCTACGCCTGCCGGACGTTTGTTATTCCAGCTTGCGCCGTCGGTGCCCCGCACCGCAGAGATCGCGTCTGGACCATCGCCTCACGCAGCGATGTGGCCGACGCCGAAATCGACGAGCGGTGGCCCCTCAAATCTTTCGGGCCTAGAGATCAAAGGCGAGATGACACCAACTGCATACAGGGACGGACAGAAAATTCAGGTCAATCTGGTCACTGCGGTAAATTGGGGACTATCGCCGACCGGCCAATCGCAAATTGGGAGCTTGAACCCGACGTGGGTCGAGTGGCTAATGGGGTTCCCCTCAGGGTGGACAGACTTAAAGCCCTCGGAAACGCCGTAGTTCCCCAAATACCAGAAATGATTGGTCGTGCGATCCTGCAAGCGGAGGACGAGGAATGAGCGCTCAATCATTGCCAGAGCGTATGCTCTGGGCCAGCGTATTGGAGTCAGCCGTTCGCGACGCCCTGCGGGACAAGCCAACAGATGAGCCTGGCTCTAAACGTAACAGCGTGCAGTGGCGGCAGGACAGGGCCTATATCAGAACCTCAGCGTTTTCTGAGATATGCCTGCTGGCTGGCGTAGACCCGCAGTACGCGCGCGACCGCATTCTCAACAAAATGGCGTCAATCGAGGGCTAGATTAGCCCTTGCATGTGCGCTGCATGTAGTCTAGGGAGGTAAACATGCAAAATCGAGACCAGAGAGTAACAGTCAACGTCACGCCGGATGATCTGGAGCGCATCCGCGCTGCGGCTGAGCGTGCGGGGCTGACCATCAGCGACTTTATCCGCCGCCTTTTGGAGGTCGCCACCTGATGATCTGCGGCATTGATCCGGGCTATAAGACTGGCGCCGTCGCATTCGTTGACGACAACTTCCAAGAGGTCAACGATCTGCCGGTATACGACAAGGGCGGGGTGGACGTCATTGCATTGATGGACATCCTGACCAGCGTCGAGCGCCTGGATCACGTCTACATCGAGAAAGTGGGGCCAATGCCCAAGCAGGGCGTCACGTCGGTCTGGAACTTTTCACGCGGCGTTGCTCAGATTGAGACAACTGTCGCTCTTAGCAGGACGCCCTACAGCCTAGTGACGCCCAACACATGGAAGCGGGCCATGAACCTGCCACGGGATAAGGATGCGGCTCGCCGGATGGCGCAGCAGTGGTTCCCGACGCTGGCGTCAGATCTTAAGCGCAAGAAAGATGAGCATCGCGCTGAAGCGCTACTGATCGCCCTGTATGGGAGGGGGAGAACATGACCATCGATCTCAACATGTCCAACGAGGACTATCACGCTCTGCCGTCCATATCGTCTAGCGCGGTCAAGACCGTCAGCATTAACGGTCTGGCGCGTTGGAAGTTTGGTCAGCGCAAAAGCAGCACCGCGTTTGACATGGGCACGGCAGCTCACGCCTTGGCTCTAGAGCCAGAGGCAGACCTAGTGCGCCGTGGCCCAGAAACGCGACGCGGCAATGCGTGGAAAGAAGCCCATGAGGAAGCTCAGAGCGCTGGGGCGCTGCTGCTAACTGCTGCCGACTATGATCAGGCCATGGGCATCGCCGATAGCGTTAAGGCACATCGCGAGGCGTCCAAGTTGCTTTCGGGCAAGCCAGTGATCGAGGCGTCTATCTTCGCTTACGATCCCAGCGTTGGCCTGGATCTGCGCTGCCGCCCTGACGCATGGCGCAGGGACATTGGCTGCGTCGTCGATCTCAAGACGACCATATCAGCCTCGCCTGAAGAGTTTGCCAAGTCAGCTATGCGGTTTGGCTACCACATTCAGGAAGCATTCTACCGCCGCGTTATGGCGCTGGCGGGTCTGCATGTCTTCCGCTTTATCTTTATTGCGGTTGAGAAAGAGCCGCCGTTTATTACGGCGGTTTACGAACTCGACTCGAACGCCCGCGCAGAAGCGGACGCCGCAGTCGATGACGCGCTGGCGCAGATCGCCAGCGCACAATCCAGCGGGATTTACCCGACGGGGTATGAGGACGGCGTGACCGTTCTTGCTCTGCCGTCGTGGGGGTTCCGCTTCAATCGGCAACCATAGTCTAGGAGACAAACATGCCAATTTCATTCTCATCAGGTAACGGCGGCGGCGGTAGCTATCTGCGGGTCAACATGCCCCAGAACCGCTGGACTTACGTCAGCGACGCAGGTCAGGAAGACCTGCCTGACCCGGTCATCGCATTCGACGTTGCCAAAATCCAGCTTGGCTGGCTCGCCATCGACACTGGTTTCCGCGACTGGCAGGCATGGCCCGGCAATACCGAAACGGTTGCGCCTGGCGATAACTACAAGCGCGGCTTTGAGCTGGACTGCTGGGTTTCCGGTGGGCGTCACGGCACGTTCTCTGGCAACTCCTACGGCCAGACAAGCTTCATTGAACGCCTCTACAACGAGGCTGAGAAAGCGCCTGAGTTTGCTGCTGGCAAAGTGCCAATGGTAAAGATTACTGCGTCCACGCCGATTTCGGTTGGTAAGGGCACGTCGTACAATCTGGAGTTTGTGATCGGCAAGTGGATTGATCGCCCAGATGTCTCTGAAACCCCGCCGGAAGCGCCTGTCTCACAGCCAGATAGTGCTGCGTCCGCTTCCAGCGTGGCTAGCCCGGATGAGTTCGGGTTCTAAATCTCGCCCCCAGCGAGTCACGCCGGGCGGGCAGGATACCAAGCAACGATGCCGCGCCCGGCACTTTTTAAAGAGGATATATGACTGATTACCCTGACCTAGTTCACCGGCTGCGCCGCAGCTACCAGATCAAAAACCCCGTGGCGGTCATCAAGCTCTGCGAAGAAGCGGCTGACGTCATTGATGCCCTAGCCAGCAGCGCTGACGCTATGCCCAAGCGCCGGGGCAGGCCACCAAAGGTGCGGACTGAAGATGGGTAAGATCACCAGAGATCAGGTCAAGTTTCTTGACGGCATTGGCGAGGAAGAGCTTTTTGAGCGCATCACCGCCGGTCATACCGTCCGATCAATTATTCGAGATTTACAGATAGGCAACCGCGCTTGGTACAAGTGGCTGGCTGCTGACCCGACCCGCAAAGAGCGCTACGAGCAAACCAAGGAAGCGGCAGCGCACTTCTACGCTAGTCGCGCCATTGATACGGCTCAGGACGCTACGCCAGAGAGCGTTAACGTGGCGCGCTTGCAGGTTGATACAGACAAGTGGATCGCCGCCAAATACAGCCCCAGCACGTATGGCGATAAGAAGCAGGTGGACGTTACGATGAGCGTTGAGGATCTGCACGCTCAGGCCGCTGCGCTAGTCAGCCAGGAAGTGGTTGAGCTGACTAGCGATGATTACGATGTCGAAGAGGACGAGGCGAACTAGCGGCCTACTGGACGCCTGCCTGAGACAGCAAGCCTCGCAGCGTTGCTGACGGTACATCCACTCTAGGCCCGCGCAGTGCGGGCGCTCCAGTCGTCAGCGCCCTTTGCCCCATGTCAGATCTGTAAAACGCTTTCTTGAGCTGGCCAGGGACTGTAGCCCCAGCGAGTGCCAACATTGCCGCAGGCAAGCCTCCGCCTATCGTCGCGGCTGCGGTCCCGGCAGAGGCGTATGTAGGCGCTCCCTCTCTAGTAAAGAACCTAGCGCGCAAACTGCGGTCTTGCTCTGGGATATCCCGCAGAATCGTTTTCCCAGCCGTTTGCAGTAAGCCCTCTGGCGAATCTGCTCGCGGCGCGTCTGCCAGAGCGTTTGGATCGACAAAATCCTCTGGGCTTCTAGCTTTCTTCATCCTTACGAATGAATTGTATTTTCTCATGCTCTCGACATAGTCGTCGGCCAGATCCGCGCGCCCAGCGCTTCTGGCAGCACTTGCCAGCGTCTCAGTGATGGCGCTTAACGCTAGGCGCTTCGCCTCATAAGCGCTTTGGTTTGCCCTCGGCACGTCAAGCTCTGACAACTCCCTGCTTATGTCCCGCAGGATCATTGCTGGGGATGACCCGGCAGCAGGAGACAAGACCGCAGCTCTAGCGTCCTCAATTGAGTTCAGGATAGATTTCTGAGTGCCAGACATGCCACTGGCTCGAATGTTTTGCGAAACTATGCTTGCCGCGTCTAAAAGTTTCCCCTGACTCAAGTCATTGGGCGATACTGCGACGCTTCTTATCTCGTTGAATGGCTTGGCGATGCGAGTTTCTATGCGGTCCATCACTTCATTGGTCAGACCAGCATTTCTGATATTTTCGACTTCATCAGGGGTGGCGCCGGACTGCTTCGCTACAGCCGCAGAAAACTGTTTACGGGCTTCTGGCGAGACTTTTTCTGTACCTGCGGCGCGGCGCACCTTTTCTGCCCCCGCGACTACCTCGCGAGGAACCTCTACGCCCTCCATGCTCAGCACCCGCGCAAGCTCTTCTCTTTGGCTGCTTACAGGCAATGGTCTGTCGAAAATTGTCCGGCCCGCAGCCGAAAGACCCATTGGCGTAACTATCGCACCGACTGCCCGGCCTACATCTTCGTTTAAGCCCAATGCTCCAGATAAGCCTCCGACTGTCTCCGTACCTGCTGCTGGTGCAGCCACCTGAGAAGCAAATCTGCGCACCAAGCCGCCTGGGCCAGAGGCTACGCCTGGGAGAAAGTTGCCAACAGTCCTAGCGCCGCTGCCTAAGGTAGTGGTTGGCTGGATCATTTCTGGGTCCAAACCTACAGCGTCAAGCGCTGCTTGGCCGGGCTTTATGTACTCTCTAGGTGTCACCGTTTGGCGGATTTGTTCTGCCGTTTCGTTTGCGCCTACAAAGTCCAATACGCTTGCGGCAGCGTTCTGCACTAAGCCGGGGTTGAGCATTGGAGACTGCAGCTGCATAATTAAATCACTCGCCTCCACTGCGGCGTCGGCCAAGCCAGTAACGCCCTCAGCAGCACCGACGCCAACTTGTGTTGCTACATCTTCAACGACAGATTTTTGGCTTTTAGCAGCCTTAATCTCTGCGATTCTTTCCCGCATCTCGGCGTTAGACGTGCCCTCCGGGAAGAATTCGACGTCGTCGCCTTGATCTGTCTTGAATTCAATCTTGATTAAACCGCTCATGAGTCATGTTCCTGGCGTCTGAGGTTGCGCGTCGGGCTGATTTAATTGGTCTTCAGTCATGGTTCTGACTACATTTTCTTCCGCCTCTTCTCCCCCCATTAGTGCTAGAGCCTTGTCAAACTGTTCCGGATTGAATTCTATCCCCTTAATCAAAGACTCACGCTGACGCCTTGCAGCGGGGGACTCCTCAGGCTTGCCGCTCATAATTCTGTCGATTGAGCGGTAGTAGTGCCTGATGACGTCTTTAATGTTTTTCTTGACCGCCTCTTCGCTCATACTGGAGTCTAGGGCCTTAATTGAGTTTTGAAGAGCTATAAGCTCAATGATTGCAACCTGCCCCAAACTTGTTTTCGCTTCTTTAAGCTCCATAAGTTGCTGAAAGCCAATGTTTGCTTTGATTGTATTCATATTTTTTACTAGTTCCCCAGCTGAAGTAAAGCCAATCCATCCCAACGCTTGAGCATAGCCCCCCGTAGAATAATCTTCGTCAGCTTTTTTATAGACATCAACCAAGTTGTTCAGTTGGCGCGTTGAATCGTAAACTATTTTGTCTAACTTAGCTGTCTCATCGCGAAGCAATGCTTGCCGCGTTTGGTTCTGTAAGATGTATTCTTTGCCCCCGTCAAAGCCCATGTTGTCCGTTATAGTTTCAAAAGATGTGTTCAAGTCTTCAATTGTCGCGTATTGGGCTTCCCCAGACCCAAAACTTGCAGCTATTGCGTTTTTGTTATCTTCAAAATTAAGCGGCACATATTCTTGATCGCCATTAGGCGTTTCGCCAACGCGTTTTGGCTGAACGGTGCCCTGCAACACTTCTTGGAAGTTAGCCTGCAATGGCAAAAGAGTTTGCGGCGGGATGTACTGCTCATAAGCTCTTGCTGCGTTAATCAGCGATTGCTGGCGGGTGCTGCCCGGCGCTTGCATCATCGCCTGCCGCATGTTTTTGACATAGTTCTGAATTGCCATACGCTGGTTAGACGGCGTGCCGTAGTTTGGCTGAGACGCCTCAGTGATTGATTTCTGCGTCTCGCCAAAGAAGTTAGTGGCCTTACCCTCAAGAGCGTTGCCTGCGTCCTTTAGAGCAGCAACGCCGAGCATAACCCGCTGCTGGCGGCTTAGCGGGCTTTCGCTGTCAAGAATACCGCCCTTGAACAGGTTTGAGAAAAAGCTATCGCCATCTTGTGCGGGAGCTGCGGCAGCAGGTGCAGCTACGCTCATCAGCGCCTTGGGCACAGGGCCACCAGACGCGCCATCATTAGGCGTAAGTCCGAGGCGTCGAGTTACTTCACTCGCTATGTTCGCAGAGCCTGGCGCGGCAAGCTGAGCGCCAGCAGCCGCAGGGCGCATCTGCTCCGCGCCTGCCCCCGGAATAGGAACTGTAGCTCTCTGGCCAATGTCGCTTGGTCCTGCAATCTTAAACGACTGCGCGCCAATGTCGATTGTGCCGGGGATGTTCTTCCCAAAGTTTTCGTATGCCTCAAGCTGCTCGTCGCGCGTCTGTGGCACGATCACCCTTGCTGGGGCCGCAGGCTGCGCAGGCGCAGCTTCCGGGCTTACTAGCGGCACCGAGTCTGGGTATGGCACCGGCTCGACGTTTTTAGTCTTTGTAATCGGTGGCAGCCTGTCGTTGCCTGCCGCTACGGCTGGCTCTGCGGGCTGGTCTTCAAACGCAACTTCTGGCCCACCCAACATACCGACCCGGAACGGGCTTGGTGCGACTTGACGCCCGACGCCGGGAGGTGGCGCGTTTGTACGCACAGTGGCAGGTTGATATGCTGGGCCTGTCCCCGTTGTGCCCTCGCCCACAGTGCGCATTCCTCCCCCAAGCAGTCTGGGGTCGCGAGGCATAGTGGAGGTCTGGCCAACACGGCCACCGCGCGGGACATTTTTCGCAACTTGCTTCCCGCCAAGAGCCAAAATACGAAGAATCCCAGCGATAGCAGCAGGTATAACAGGTGCAGGCATTTCAAAATCTCCTATCGTTTGCGCGCTTGCAGATCGCGAAGCAGCATTCCTGCCCGCGCCTGCTGAAGCGGCGACTGACGGCCGCTCAGCGCTAACATCATTCGTTCTGCCAAAGACGCCTGATCTGGCATTGGCATTTGCGTTGGCATTGGGGCTGCGGTGCGAGCCTTGGTAATGCGCACTTTAGGCGCGCCTAATTCGGCCAAAGAGGTGCCCTCAGGCGCGACGCCACCGCCCAAAATGGCCATCGCGGGGCTACCCGCTGGTGACATTGCTGGCGGCGGCGCGGCAGCAGGCTCTGCGCCTGCCATGGCCAGCATTCCTGTCAGGTCCTCGACCTGCAACGCAGGATCTGCGATAGGCGCTTCTGATATGTTGAGCAGGCCAGTTGGCACATCTCCCGGCCTTGGCATAGGCATGGGGGACTGATCAGGGGCAGCGGGATCTTCGATCTGACGCGAGATTGTTTTGAATTTATTGTAGTAGTTGCTTAGAGATGTTTTCTCTTCGTCTTGAGGATTGTATCCGCCGCGCGTTTTAACATAACTACGCATTCCGTTTACACCGCCAAGATGTGCAACAGCCCTTAGGCCATCGCGATCAAAACCCTCAGCCTTTTCACCCAGCTCGTCGATAGCCCTATCAATGTCTCTTACTTGCCACTCCATAACGCGCTCCTGCAATTCAGGATCGCCAATGAACTCTTCCATCGTGAACTGTTCTTTGTTGGCTCTTTTGTAGTCCGCAAGGCGGTCCTTGCCAAATTGGTACTTTCCTACAAATCGCCTTTTTCTTTTGTCGTTGTTTTGCCGCTGCGCAGAGTAATTGTTGCTGGACTCGCTCTTGCCCATTGCGTCCATAAAGTCTGCTATACTAAGTGCCATTACGCTGACTCCATCTGCTCACGGTGCAGGCCGTCGTAGTTAACTCGCAAGTAACCATCTTGGCCAGCAACAACCAAGTGCGGATGAGTGTTCGCAAGTTCGTGCGCCATGAC